CCTATATTTTAATACGACATAATCAATTAACAACTACCTTACATTAACCAACTTAAAGGAATCTTTTTTTGTGAGCTACCTGCCTAATTTTTAAAAATTTATCTTTTAAACTAAACCAAGATTATGTCGTATCATTATTTAGTTTTATGTTAAATGGCGAATATTTAATGGCTATTCCTTCCTCAATTATCCTTATGAGTTCCATGTATATAATATATCATAATACCTTTTATTTGTCAAGGTTTTTCTTGCATATATTCTTCTAATTCATATACATACTGTATTAATTCCTGCCACCTGCTTCTATCTACTTCTATCATTCCTCTTTTATTTACTTTAGTAAACCGTTCTCTTGGCTTTGGTATAAAATCCTCATTCATATTATGTAACTTCTGATAGGCTATCTTAACTGCATATGCTATACACATCAAACAAATTGTTATAACAAATGCATCTATTGCATCACACTTGATATAAGCCACCATAACGACCACATACAAGACTTTTACTACTGTGCCTATCTCTCTAGCATTTTTATATATAAAACCTGCTACACGCTCCACCAGAGCATTAAAACCACATAAGATAGCCTTTAATAAATTACATACCCATGATTTCATATTTTCTACGTTCAATCTCATTTGTTGCCCTCCTGTCTGCTAAATCATTTAATAAATCACTTGAATGTCCTTTTACCTTAACAAAATTAATATACATACCTTTTTCATAAATCAATTTTGCCATACGCTCCCAAATTCTTTTGTTCTTAACTTCCTTACCTGTGGAAGTCTGCCAACCATTTGATTTCCATTTTAATAACCAACTATTAATTACAGGGTTCACAACATATGCTGAATCGGAATAAACTGTAACTTCCTTTACTCCCTCTCTGTATGCCTTTAATATAGCGTTGTAAGCAGCTAACAATTCCATTTCGTTGTTTGTGGTATCATCCGACCCACCTACTGTCGTTTCTGTTTTATATTCATTCTTATAAGGTACTACCTCAACATAACACCATCCACCAATGCCCGGATTTCCAGAACAAGCACCATCTGTATAAAATGTTGCTTTTGTTTTTGGCATAATCAATTCTTCATTTTTGTTTTTACTCATTCTTTCTGTTCTCCCTTCTTTATCTCGTCATAAAATACTATGGCTGTCTTTGCAAACAATTCCCAGATTGTTTTTCCTTCAAGATTTGTTATCCACTCACTATTGTTGTCCAAAAGTCCATGTGTATAAAACACAAATTTTGTTTTATGCGGCTTTTTTGTTTTGTCTGTTTCAAAATAGGTATTAATCCATTGTGTTTTATACCCATGTTTAATTCTGACAGCCTGCAAAAACTTCTCTAATTGTTCCAAAGGAACTATTTCCCCTTTCTCATATCCTAACTTAATCATTTTCTGTTTTATAGGCTTAATCTTCCATAATATCTTATTAATCTTTTCTTTTCCTTCTTGATTTCTACAATCAATCAATAACATTTCTTGCACTTTTTCACTCAATCTCATGTTGTTCTCTCCTATTAAATTAATATAGGGCGGCATTTCTGCCACCCCATTGTCAACCCTCATATGGGGTTATTTATTTTACTGGCTGATTAGATTTCCCAATCGTCCTCATCATCTTCTTCCTCAACCTGTGCTTTTGTATTTGTTTTCTTTGCGGCTTCTGCATCTGCCTTTTTAAGAATCTTTACATAAACATCTGCTGACTTCTTAGGGACTGCGGTTAATCCCCTGTCTTTACACATCTTGTAAAGTTCCTTCGCTGTCTTACCTGCATATGGGTCTGTTTCCTGCTCTTCTTCATCTTCCCAATCATCCTCTGCATCCTGTGCGGCATCATTTTCTTTCAGAACTGCGATTAATGTTTTCTTATCACGCTTCTTACACTTAGAAGAAATACCTCTCTCACAACATAACTTATAAAGTGCTGTGCTTGTCATGCTTTCGTAATCACCTGCATCTTCTTCTGTTTCTTCTTCCTCTACTTCTGGCTCTGATTTAGCCTTTGCCGCTTTTCTTCCTCTTGCTGGTCTTTTTGCTTCTTTCTCTGGTTCTTCCTTCTGGTCTTCGCATCCTTCAAACTTTGCTTTTAATCCTGCTAACTCTGCTTCCTTAATCTCGATTACCATTTCTAATTCTTTGTTTGTCATGTTCTTTTTCTCCTTTTCTTTTTTAAATTGATTGTTTATCTGCTTTTATTTACATTTATATTATAACATATGAACTATGTTATGTCAACAAGTTTTTAATTAATTTGTTCTAATGTTTTGTTGATTGCATCACGCAAGTTTACAAGTCCTTCTTTAGAAACAATTCCTAATCCATTCTTTAAGAACATTGTCGTGTCCTTTTCTCCTTCATGGATTACAATTTGTTCTGATACCGCATAACCTAATGTTTCACCATCAAGTGTTGCGGCTTCTGAAATTACAACATTTCTATTTTCTTTTGTCTGTGCTTTTGCAAGCTGATTATACTTTAATCGTCCCACTCTGTTTCATCCTCACTCTCTGTTGTTTCTGGTAATTCTAATACCGCTAAAAATCTAAGAGGTATATATTCCTCGTCAACTAACTCTGTAATCTTATCAAGATTAACATTCTCTGTTAATGACTTAAAAGGAATAACTGCATTTCCATCCCTGTCAAAATTGATACCTCCGATGGTAAACATTCCTAAGCTTACTGACTCACCGCCAAGCTTTGCTTGGATTGTAATGTCTGTATTCAATCCCTGTAAGAGTTCTACAGACGTTACCACTTCATCATATCTTAATTTGACTTTCAACGTCACCTGTTTGTTTTTACCGATATTCAAACCCTCAAAGGTTGCTACACCTTTTTGTCTGAGTTTCTTCTCCACGTTGCTTTTCTCCTTTCTTTTATTTTTGCTTTAAAATCTCTGTCCTGTTGTTCTCTCTCTTGTTTCATCTGTTCATAAAATTGCTCTCTTGTACTACGCATTTTATTAATATCTCTATTAACCTTTTGCGTATCTTTATTATAGTCCTTTTCTTCTTCAATGTCAACACTTTTTTGTGAAAATGTTTCATTTTGTTTTGCTTTTTTATATTCTTGATACTCTTTAAATTCTTCTTCTGGTATCATAACATATACACTATCTGTTGTTAAAAACTGTACTGCAAATACAGGTATCTTATGTGAGATACAGGCATGATATTCTAATGCATTAATATCTTCCTGCTTTACACTTATACTCTTGTTGTCTGTTGACTTTAATTGGCACATAAATAAATCACTTTCCCCATCTTCTTTCTGAATCCATCCTGCACCAGAATTTATTGTGGGATTAATACCTAATCTATGCATTACTTCTGCTTCATTCTTACGATAAAATCTTGTTGACCTTTTAGCCATTATTTCTTTTCATCCTTCCACACTCCATCATTAACAGTCCAATGTCTTATTTCACCTTTCCACCATTTTGTTATGTATTTTCTATATCTTCCATTATTAATACACACATTGTCTTTCAACATTTGTTCTAAATCAAAATCAAACAAAAAGTGTTCAGATGGAGTTACCTTTGCAACATATCCTTTTATCGCACAGCTTCTTTGTCTTTGATATTCTTTATCCATTGCCCTCGTATATTCTCTTGAACTTAAGTTATTTAGCTTTCCATCATACCATATTAAAACACCATATAATTCTCTTCTTTCGCTCTTACTATTTCTATATTTCCTAATTCTTTCTCTACGTTTTAACTGTTCTTCTGTCAACTCATAATCTCTCTTTAGCATTCCACTATTACCACGAATTCTTCCTTTTCTTTGAAATACATTTATCCTTTTATCATTAATATTTTTGTATCTCTCTCTTGAATGTTCTATATCTTTTCTATACTGTTTCTTTTGTATAATGTTAGAACATTCTTTACAGTAAATATTTAGTCCATCACTTTTACTTTTATTTTTACCAAACATATTTAAAGGTAATTCTTTTCTACATCTAGAACAAATCTTTATGTCTTTCTCAAAATCTGCTCTCATTCTTTTTCACCATCTTTCTGCTTTCTGCTATGCTTAATATCTTCTGCTTATCTTTTTGCTTTAATCTATACCATAAATCAAAACCTGTTGTTCCATCATAATCGTAAAATACATATCCATATTGTGTATTTACTTTAAGCCATTCTTCTGTATGTTCTTTCTGTATGTTTGTTAATTGCCTTGCTATCTCATCATAGTGTTTATCAGTCCATACGCTATCATCTAACATATAATATAAATAACTGTGAACTAATATTACTCTTTGCAAGAACTCAATCTTCATTATCTCTGTCCAATAAATAGGAAACCTATAAATTATATCACCTTCTTCCTTCTTTGTAGAACATTATTTATTTTGTTTCCCAAAATCAAATTCTATAAATGTTTCTCTTGCCTCCTGCTCTGTAAATACTCCTCTTTTGCATAACTCTTTTAAACACATCATTTGTTCCTTGCACGCTTTCTTTGTTTCTTTTGACATATTATATGCAAAACTTGAACAAATAGCTTCTACTAAATCTTCAAGCTCTTCCTGTGTGATTTCCTGCTGTTCTTCCTCTGGTGTTCTTCCTGCATCCAAATCCCTTAATGCTTCTGCATAATCATAACCTCTACTTGCTATCTCCTTTGCTATTTCTACGTTTGTTTTTCTCATATTCTTACCCTCCTATTCTACTCCGTACAGGTCTGGGTCATTATATTCTTCCTCATAAGCCTGTAAAGCTTCTTCTTTTGTTTCAAACTCTTCTACTGTCTGGATTTCTCCATTGTAAATAGCTTCATCCCAATCCATTCCCTGTTTCTTTGCTTCATCTGTTAATTCATAAATTCTATACATTTTGTTTTCTCCTTTTCTTTTTGATGTTTTAATTATAACATATGTTTTGTTTTATGTCAACAACTATGTTTAAAAAGTTGTTTCTATTGCGATATGCATTTCGTACATAATTTCAACAATAGTGTTTCTACTAACATCGTTTAACAATGCCTTTTCGATTTTCTCTAATTTGTTTCTATTATGTGAAACATTAAAACTTTTGAGAACCTTAAAAGCATTTACTCTATACTGTCTGTTTTCCTGCTCCTGTGCATATCTTAACATTCCAATAATCTCTTTAACCATTTCTACTTTTCTCATTGCTCTCATTTTTATTTACCTCACTTTTTGTTCTTTCTAATGTTTTCATTTCCTTTTGACAATTATATATTAACACATAGGTTGTGTTTTGTCAACAACTTTTTGAAACTTTTTTAAAAACATAACAAAAATAAAAGGTGGCTGTTATGCCACCTGTAAATCATATAATGCTTTATAATATTTGTTTGAACCCATCGCCCTAAAACTATTAATTGTATCTTTTGTCATACCCTTAAATACTGCTATTGCCATAATCTGTTTTAAAGGGATATTTGTTGTTTCAAGTTTTGTTACCATCATAATACAACGATAAGAAAATGTTGCACGAATACCATTGTTATTAGCTTCTGTTCTTAAATCCCTTATAAAGTCCACAAGGTCTTCATTGTTATTTGAAATAGATAACTCAATGTTTCTGTCATATCCAAACTCAATGATTGCAAATCTATCTAATGTAGCTTGGTCTAATACCATTCTGCCAGTATACATTTCATCTGCCCCACTTCCAACTGTATTTCCTGCGGCAACTACACGAAAGTTTTTATGTGCATGAATCTTACCATTTGGGAACTCAAAATATTTATTTGCTATAGCGGCATTTAATAAAACTAATACCTCTGGAATACTTGCATCCATTTCATCAAGGAAGAATATTCCACCATTTTTGAAAGCTTTATAAAATTCTGTTTCATGATATGTTCCACCTGCATCAATAAAACCAGTAAGCTTATACTCCTGTTGTACACTGTTTGTAAAGTAAAACTCTAAACCAAGTTCCCAACTAATCTGTTCCAATGTAAAGTTCTTACCTGTTCCTGCCTCACCTGCCAAATATACAGGAATATCATTTTCAATACAAGCTTTAATTGTATCATACTGATAATGCTTTACTTCTTCCTGCTTAGGTTCTTCTTTTTTAATTTCTTTAACTTCTATTTTTGGAAGTTCAACATTATTGTTATTAACTTTAATACTTTTTTTAAGACTTTCTGTTGTTCTTTTTTCACTTCTAAAATCTTCTGGCTCTTTATACTGTGTTCCAATATTACTACTGTCGAATTTATACCAATATAAAATACCTTGAATCTCAAAACAATAAATGTTCTGTCTTTGTAATTCTCTGATTTCTTTTGTATGTCTTCTAAATGTTCTTTTTAATTTTACTGTACCAAAATCTGTTTTAACTTCTGCTATCGCTTTATTTCCTTCTTTTGTTACTGATAAAATATTTCTTGTTTTCATTGTCTTATTCTCCTATCATTTTGTTTTATCTCTTTGTTGTATTTATAATAACATAAATACTTTTGTTTGTCAATATGTTTTTAAAACTTTTATTTAATTTGTTTTATAAAAGTTAATTATTAAGGTTAACAACCTTAAAACCTAACCCCTATAATCCCCTTCCCTTTATGCCTATTATACTTCTTTTGTTTTGGGTTGTCAAGAACTTTTATCAAAAAAAATAAATAAGCCTCATATACACATTCTAAGCCATTTTGTTATCCTACCCTATAAAGATTACCTTTATTTATATAGAATTGATTTAAAACGTATATATGAAGCTTATATCAATATTCTAACATTTATATTTTTCTATATCTGTGATTTCTTCCTCTTCTACTATTGCAGGAATGAAATAAGTTTTTTCAAACAATAATTTAGCATCACTGTTTCTTGCTGGAATTCCATAAAAACTACCAAGATACTCACACTCTGGTAAACGCTCTATTAATCCAAATATAATTCTTCGTAGCATAGATGGATGAACCATAGGAAATGCCATTTGTTTTATGTTTATTCTTTGTGAGGCATCTTTTATCTTTACAACAAGTGAAACCATTTTAGGATTTTTTGCATAATTATTATTTGTTGCAACCAAGGCAATATTTAAATTAATTCTATATCCATCTGATTCTAATTTGTTTACAAGTTTCAAAACTTTCAAAGATTGCTCTTTTATTGTTTTTGTTCCAACACTGCAATTATATGATATACTTTTTGTTATGCTTATTACTTTGTTTTTTACAGGAACTCTTTTGTTTGAAATCATATTTGTCGGAATACCTTGTAAGTATCTAGGCACGGAACACTGATAACCTGCCACTCCATAACAATTTCTATTCTTAAATGAAACGCTTGTATTTACCTTTTTAAGACTTTGTGTAAATTCCTTTGAGACTTCATCCCATCCATGCAATAAAAGGTCTTCTGCGGCATCATATGACTCTGTACCAGTAAAAGATTCTCTACCATATTCTGATTTTCTAAGTGGTCTAAATGTATCTGTTAATTTGTCCTCATTGTCACGAATGAAACGAGCCACTTCTGTTATGCTATTAAAATGAATTATATTATTCTTTCCTACTTTTTGTTTTACCATTGTTTTGTTCCTCCTAAATAATTTGTTTTCTCTTAACTTGATTATATAATAACATATTTTTGTTTTGTTGTCAACATCTTTATTTTAATTTGTTGCAATAAAATAGGAGCATGATTTCTCATGCCCCATAATTCTCCGCTATATTTATATAATTATTATATTATTCCTTCATCTATACACTCTTGTAATTTCTCACAGCCTCTACAACCAATTAAAGGACATCCTTCACAGGTTTTTCTTTCAATCCCAAAACAAAGTTCTGTTCCAGAGAATTTACAAGTTGATTCTAAACCACGGCAACCTTTTTCAACATCTATCGGTTCGGGTTCATCTAAATAAAATATTTCTTTTAATTTGTTTTTAATAAAACTAAACATTAAAATTTTTCCTCCTTAAATTTTTGTTTGCTCTTAGGTAGATAATACCCACACATTGCGATGCAATAACTATCTGCTAAATCATCATTGACTTTACAAGGTACTTTCTGACCGTTTATTTTGACCTGTATAACCCCTTTAGTACCTTTACCCTTGTATTCCTCTACTATGTATTTTAAAAGCCCTCTTGACCGCATATAGAGGATTGTACGGTATTTCTCAGGGTTAATACCATATGGGTTTTCTAAAGGTTTACTACTACCCACTATTTGACTTTTCCAGAAACGTGTATCTACAGAATAAACAGGTATCTCATAAATGTTTGCAACATCTATTATCGTAGCGACTAACGCTCCTGTAGACTTAATATAAGCTTCTGACAAAAATCCTTGTGAGTGCAAACGAATACGCTCTGTAATGATTTTTACCTTTTTTTGTTCAACATATTTTTTTAGTGGTCTTTTTAACAACATTTCAATATATGTATATAACTCTAAACGCTTCTCTGTATTATTTTTGCACTCTCTGAAATCCAATGACTTCATCCTGTATATTTGTTTATCTTTTAATACTGTAATTCCAGTTCTAGTGTACGACTGGTCTATACCTATTACACACTCTTGCATAATGCACCCCCTACACGAAAGGAATTATCATATATTCCTCTTTATATTTCTTTGCAAGTTCTCTGTCATTATGCCCTTTATCTGGTTGCTCTATGTCCTCAATATAGTGCATCTGTTTATCTCTAAACCATTCTTTGTCAACAAGGATATAATCAGAACCGTCTAACAGATATAATAAAAGTTTTCCTTCTGCCTTACCACAAAAGATATATCTCTTTTCATTTTTTCGCCCTTCCTTGTTGATTGAAAAAATATCTCCAAATTTAATTGTCTTTTTCATGTTCTTTTAAACCCTTTCTTTCTTCTTTGCTTACTGTATTTCTCCCTAAAATATCTTGATTATGAAAAAGCCTACGCATTGTCCATACTTGACTAAACCACATAGGAGTCAACCATATCTTTTCCAAATCATCTGGTAACATAGGCTCTGGTTTAATTAACGAATTATCATGTATAACATATCCAGCTAACCCATGTAATGATAATTGTATATAACACATATGAACACAAGTTATATCAATATCTTGTCCAACAAAGTAAACATGATTCTGATAATTATATTTATGGAACATTTCCTTGCATTGTTCGCTTGCTGATATTAGCGTTGCACCAGCACCACAAGCACAATCATACACATTTGCATAACCTTTTTTATGTACTGTTTTTCCAAGTTCTTTCCGGTCAAATGTGAGCTTCGACATTACTTCGCACACACTATATGGTGTAAAGAATTGTCCGGCATTTTTGTTTGATATTTGTAGCATCATATATAGTTCACCTAATAGGTCTTGGTTTGGTCTTTCTTCTAATTCTTCTACAATTAATGCAAACATTTGTGGGAAAAGTTTCTGTTCTTTCTTTGAATAATTATTAATAATTCTTAGATATTCTTTTTCCCTTTTGTCCCATATTTCTTTAAACTGTTCAAACTCTGTCATTGGTAAAATACTTTGATTTGCTAATGTAATTGCAAACAATGCCATACAATCTGACCATACTTGATAATATGATTTTGAACTACATAGTAATTTAAATCCTTTTTCAAATCTCTTTTTATAATCCCCACTAACTGTTTTTCTCATGCTTTTAACCATTCAATGCATTTCTCCTTTGTTGTAAATACTGGATATAAATCTGTTGTTTTAAATCCATTATTTATTGTTTGATTACCAAACCTGTAATGATTTACTACTTGTCCATTTTGTAGCTTCTCATTCAATTCTTTATCCGTTGTGCATTTAAGTGCATAAAAATGATAACGTATTCCTTCTGTTGTAATTGTCACCATTTCAACTCTGCCCTTGAATATAATGTTTTTCTTTCCACCCTGCTTCTTTGCACAGAATACAAGGTACACAATATCATTTGGCTCACACAACACATTTGCCAAATATGACACTTTGCTTTCCTCCTTTCTCTTGTGAGGATGTATACACTCCTTTTCCTCACAATCCATGCAATCAAGATATGTAACATACATCCCCATAGGCTTACAATATTTTGCCATTATGCTACCACCGTTCTGCTACCAAACACTAATGCTTCTGTTTCATCCCATAATGAAACTTTTACTTTTCTTTCATTCTTTTTTGTTTCATTGAATTTTCCGAAATGATGAACTTCTAAAATTGTAACAAACTTTGCTGTTCTCTTTACAACCTCATATTTTACTGCGTCCTCACCATAAACTTTTCCAACTTCAAATTTTCTCATTATCTTGTTCTCCCTTCTGTTTTTGCTCTCTCTATTGTTTACACCTATATAATAACATAGGGGCTGAACTATGTCAACCCCTTTTTGTTTTATTCCTCTACTAATTCAAAATAATGCGCTAACCGCTCGAACACAAATGGAAGATGATAAGAACCAAAGCCTAATGTGTCCATTTCCTGCCCTACCTCCTTATAATGGATACAGAAGTAAGGTTTTAAAACAGAACCAAAAACAACAATCTCCGCATTTGTTACTTTAATTTTCTCATCAGATTTCTCCGCAAACTCACTATTTAATAATTCATTTTTCATTTCATCATTTTTAGCCATTTTTATTTCCTCCATTTGTTAATGATTTTAAAAAATAAGTTTAATCCAAATTTAAAAGACACAACAAGTATTGCAAGATAAACACAAATAATCGGTGGCATAATAATTGTATACATGACGAATTCCATTATTCTATCCATATTAAATCCTCTCTTTCTCTTTTCCATAGCAGACTTCTCTCATGTTACAAACTTCTGCCATTTTGCAATTATATCCTGTGCAATTCTTTGACCTCTTAACTAATCTATTATGTTTCATCAATCTATGTTTTGCTTTCTGTATGTTTTCTAGCCGCTTAATATATTTTGCAATTTCCTCATAATTATACTCATAACAAAACACTTTGATTTCCTGTGTGTTTTTGTCCTCACACAAAACAAACCCTTTATGTATTCCTGTTAAATGCATATACAGTTGTAATTGCTTCCTACCTGTTTTATGATATGTTCCTTTGTCTATCATATTTTTAAATTGATATGTGTTTACTGATTTAATCTCTACAACGTATCTCTCACCATCTATACAGCAAATTATGTCGGGAGTATAGGATAAATCGTATTCATCACGAAAACGGCTATAATCGCAATCTAGCGGCTCACACAACCCCCCTCTGATAAATAATCTTTGCCATTTCTCATGTATAGCATCCCCTTCGCTAAATATTCTTTTTAGTCCTACCTGTACTTGTTCCCCTTGCTTCTGTTTATAAAATATACTTAGTACCTGTTGCCGCAAACAAAACTTTTTATCTGATACAATAATAGCAGATGCATGAAGTCCTTTTCTTTCTGTTGTATCCGCACCTCTTGTCATTACAGAGCGTAAGAAAACCAATTCCTGCTCTATATTTTTATCAAGATAATGCAAACTATTCAATTTATGTTCTAATTCTGTTTCCTGTGTAGATTGTATCCGAGTAAATGTTTTCTTTGCTTCTTTTTTGATTTCATCTAAAAGACCCATTGTCCTGCACCTCTATTGATATTATATCTTTTTTTTGATATTTTGTCAAATCAACAAATCTTTCTATAGCACTTTGCTCGTTTGTATCATAACAAAAAAATGTACATATTGTGTTATATTCCAAATCACTCCTTTTATATCGTAAACAATAAAAATTTAGTCCAGTTTCCTTCATCCTTTGTATTTTTCTCTCCTTTCTGTCATGATTTCTTTTCTCACATCCTGCAAATCCTCAAAAGGAATAAATCCCCTATCATAAATCAATGGGATTTCACACTCGCCTTTTGGATTGCAAACTTTTGATTTTACAACTTTGCACTTCATAATCATGCCGATTGTTTCCTTGCTTGCTGTATTATATGGGTTATGATTTGGAATATCAATATATCCCTTTCGTGCTACCTGTATTCTCAAAGAACAACTATGTTTTAATTTATGACCGCCCGGAGTTTGTATATTATCTCCAAATGGCAAGGCGTTCATTTTGTCTCGAATCTGATTGATAAATATAACAGTTGTTCCCGTTTGTTCTATTACATCCTCTAAGGTTGGCAAGTATTTATCCATCAATCTGGCAACACCACCGATTCTTGTTTCTTGTTCACTATCTGTATTTACAGCCTTTCTAATTTTGTCTATATCATCCTTTGGTTGCATTGATGGTACGCTGTCAATAATAATTAATGGAATACCTTCCTCTGCGAATCTAATTGCTCTATTAAATGCCTTTTCTCCATACCTTGCTCTGTATACTAACATCTGCTTTGGTTTATTCCCAAACACCTTTGCTCTATCTGAGTCAAACGTACCTTCAATCGGAATATCTAAACAAATTTCATGTTGTGAGCATAAATGATATGCCAAAGAAGTTTTTCCTGCGGATTCACCGCCAAAGATTTCTATTGTTCTTCCTTTTGGCATACCTCCACCAATTATGTTATCAAGCTCTTGCAACCCTGTACCCCATCTAGGAATTTTTAAAACACCATTTTTGCTTCCTAGACTATATACAGAACCATCACCCTCTTTTTTTGAGATTTCCGAACATAATTTCATAATTGCTTCTCTGTTCATTTGTTTCATTTTCTTTCCCTCTCTTTAGTTCCATCCATCCAACATTCACAACTTGTATAATAATCTACATTATCTAAATATAAATCTGAATCGGAATTGTTGCAAAACAAAACTCCTCTTGCAAATTCACTGTATAAACAATTTGAACAGCACTCTGGCTTATCTGGTCTAATAATCTTCATTTTTTAAATCCTCCATTTCCTTTGCGCTTATCCCAACAATACCTGCACTTTCTTTTGAGTCTGTTGCTTTAAAAAATGCCCCCTTTCTTTGTGGGTACATAAACTCAAACATAAGATAGTTCATTGCATCTAACAAATACTCTTTGTTTCCTGTTTCATTATATTTCTCAATACATTTCTCTTCTGTTTTTAATGCATCAACATACCCTCTACCAAAATTCTTTGCCGCTGTACCATATTTATAAAATGATACCTTAACTCTGTTTTCTCTGAGCTTATCTACTTCATGCGAATACTCTTTTTCCGATATATAATTATTCATTGTTTTTCCTCCTTACTTAGCCACCATTGTACTATTGTACTTCACAACTCTGCTAATATATCTCTTCTCATTAAATTCTAATGCCCCTTGTTCTTCCAGAATGTTTATTACTCTACTTGTCACTGCTCTGCCTTTACATCTATCATAAAAATCGTCATAATCTAAAAACTTACCATTCTTCTTCCTTTCCATTTCTATCTCTGTGGCGGCTTTGTCTCCTATTCCTTTAATAATGCTCATACCCTGTTGTATAACCATTTCACCATCATAATTTCTTAATGACGTTCTGGCTGTCTGGTTTACATGGGGCAACATAACCACAACACCATCTTTCACAGCACGCTCCGCATATTTAAAAATGTTTGCTTCGTTCAATGCATATTTCATTTTTACATACCAAAATTCTGTTGGGAAATGTATCTTGTACCACATCTGGTCTACACTAATTAAGGAGTAGCCTGTACTATGCCCCTTATTAAAGCCATAGATTAACATGCTACTCCATAGACTATCTGTCTGCTTTCTTGTTAATCCTTCGCTTCGGCAACCCTTATAAAAATCTTTCTTCATCTGTTCAATGATTGGTATGTACTCTGGTTTTGTTAGGTTCTCTGCTTTCTTCATAATCTTTAATAAATCAAAACTCTGCGGAGCTGTTAAATGCCCTACCTTCTGAGCAACCTCTACAGTCTGCTCTTGGTATAACATTGTGCCGTACGTTTCTTGTGTGTATTTATAATATGGTGTATTTTTATCTGCCTTACCAGATAACTTGTTATACGCATATGTTTCATGCATTTTTAATTGTAATGGTGCAGGTCTGTTCAATGCGTTTACTGCAATAACATCATTCATACAGTCACATTGTATCATGTCAAGAATTTTCTTTGGTGCAGATTTCTCCATCTGAAATATCCCATCTGTATTTCCTGCTCTAAAATTATCATAAATATCTTGTTCTTCTCTGTCCTCGTCTGTTATTCTATGCCCTGTATACTCTCTCAATTCTTTTGTTTCAGATAATGTCTTGAGTCCTAACATATCAAACTTAATACAATTAATATGTTCCAAATCATTAAGGTCATAACAAGACGAATATGCATCCTTACCACGTCTTATGATACAAGTATAATTTGATATGTCTGTGCCTACCACAGCCACCCCAGCGGCATGTTTACCAAGATAGCGTATCTTTCCATACAACTTACTAAAATGCTTCATTATGTTATCATACAAATCATTGTACTCATAATATGCCGCATCATCCTTTAATGCCTGCATATCCAATTCGCCCTCAATCTCATACCCATGTATAAATGCTTTTATTTCTGCTACTATCTTTTTGTTATGGTCTTTGTCAAACTCGTCTAAATCCTTTCCAGACATTGGCAAACCACATACACCAGATAAGTCATTTATTAAATTGTCAATGTTATATTCTCCATAACTACATATCTGTACAGCCTTTCCTTTGTGCTTTGCGATAACATAATTAATAACTTCCTGCCTGCGTTCTGTCTCAAAATCAACATCTATATCTGGCATTTTCTTTTTGTCCTTACGCATAAACCTACTAAAATCTAAATTATATTTTATGCTATCAACATCTGTTATATTTAATGCATATGCAACTAAACAATTACAAGCTGACCCTCTTCCCGGCCCTACCTCTATGCCACAAGCTCTAGCCCAGTTAACATAATCCTGCACCATTAAAAAATAATCGTCAAAACCATGATAATGGATTACGTCTAATTCCTTCTTGCATCTTGTTATGTATTTTTTGTTATATTTCCCTTTTTTCTTTAATCCTCTAATTATGTTTTGTTTCAACAACTTATAGCTGTCTCCACCTGTTGAAATTTGCGGAAGCTCAAGTTTACATCCTTCCAGAATATTACTTTCCACTTTATTATAAATCTCGTCCATATTGTTTATGTATTCTGTTGCTATGTTCTCTGCTTCTCCCGAAAGAACCTTGTTATAAATTTTTACAAATCTTTTCTTAATTTCCTTTTCAGATGGCATATATCTTTCACCATATGTTCTTTTTACATCTAATGTTGTTTTACCTATTTCATGCATTTTACAATAAGTATCAAAATCTTCCTTACGTCCAAAATGTGAATCAGATGTTAGAATACATTTAATACTTAGTTCTCTTGCTAATCTCATAAGTACTAAATCTGTTTTCTCTTGTGTATGCTTTGTATCAATCTTATACGGCTGTATCTCAACATATAAATCTTTTCCGAATATACTTTTAAATTTCTTCAAAATCTTTATAGCCATCTTTTCATTGTTGTTTACTATTGCTTGTGATGTTGCACTCGCTATACAAGCTGTGGTACAAATTAAACCCTCTGAATACCCTTTCAACAATTTAAAATCCACGATTGGTTTATAATAAAACTGTTGTGTATTTGCTTTTGTCATGATGTGACAAAGGTTCTCATACCCTTTTAAATTCTTAACAAACAAATTTAAATGATATGATTTTCTCTTAGGGTTTTCTTTGTTATATACTGGCTGAAAATAAATCTCGCAACCTAATATCGGTTTTATACCTGCATCCTTGCAAGCCAACCAATGCTGTATTAAACCAGATATGTTTCCATGATTACTTGTCCCAAGTGCTTTGTATCCCAACTCCTTTGCTATCTCTACCAATTCTTGCGGCTTTCCGAATCCATCAAAAAAGCTGTGTTCATCATGCCTGTGTAAATCAAAAAATTTACCCATTGTTTTCGCTCCTTACACTTTATATTATAGCAAAAGGGTTGAACTATGTCAACCCCTAAATGCTATTACTTATCAACTCTAATTTCTCTTACTTGGTTTATGTTATAAATTCCGACCCATTGAGAATCTTTAATAATAACAAACACCTTGCCATCATACATATAATCTGTATACTGTTCTTTATCCCAACAAATATAACTACCGTTTGCCATTGTAATTTGAATCATCGCTTTACCTCCTAATCCCAATCATCGTCTTCTGTTTCTTCATCGTCCCAATCATCGTCCTGCTCTTCATCATCTTCTTCTAAAATATCAATATAATATTCTTTTGTCTTTCTAGGTTTACAATCAAGTCCCCTTTCCTTACACATCTGGTAAAGCTCTCTAGCTGACATTTCCTCATAATCTTCTGTTTCTTCTTCAATCTCTGGTTCTGGTTCTACTTTTGTTTTTGTTTTTCTTCCTTTTGTTTTGACTCTTTTTGGCTTTTCTTCGTCCTCTTCAATCTCTGAATTATCAGCAGGATAAGCCTTGTCGATTGCTTTCAGAATTGCATGTTCTGACATTGGCTTCACTTTCTCATTTCTGAATTTCTTTTTGTCCAAAGGAATAACGGAATAAGTTGTGCTTTGTCCTTTTCCGATTCTCTTTATCTCAAAATCTCTGTCTGTGATAGTTCCGTATGTTTCATACATAGATGCTAATGCAGGAACAGGAGAACAGTTATTAACAGCAAACATAAATAACTTAACTTCTTTGCTTTCATAATCATACACGCTCCATACATACATATTTCTTGTTCTTAAATCCTCATCCTCACAATACGAGCATTCTCTTCCGAACATTTCTTGGCAAGGAACATTCACACCAAGTTTGAAACTATCATGGAAAGGAATCTCCACACCATCTTCCATGTCATTTAAAAATCTAAGTCTAATTTTTGTCCCCTCTTTGAAAAAAATAAACTTACCTTTATTTGTTCCACTTTTTGCAATCTCATTTTTTATTGCCTGAATTGAAATAGCCATCTTTATATACTCCTTTTTGTTTTATCTTTTTGATATTCTTACATCAAAGTTTTTAATACGAATACAACTAAAATCCTTTACATTTACAACGGCTGTCTGAATCTGCACATACCCACTATTTTGTTTCGGGTTTTTATAAACTGTCTTTATAACATCCATAATCTTATCAATACTTGCAAGCTGTTCATTCTTTAAATCCTCAGAAAGTATTTTTAAAAGTTCTTCATCAAATTTTGTTTTATCTTCATGCCTTTCATAACCGATTAAAGATTCATACTCTTTACAAATTGTTTCATATTCTTCCGAAAACTCGTCATACTCCTTAACAATATTATCTTGTAAAACCATCTGCTTTCCTGTGATATGCAATAATTCTATATCCGTTTCAATGCTTACCTTTAATCTCATTTAATTCTCGCCTTACCTTTCTCAACGACTTTTTAATTTGTTCTTTCGTCATTTCCCCAACATCTTTGTTTGGTATCTCAAATCTTATTACTCTAAAATATCTCTTTAAAAGTTCTGTTCCTTTTATTCCCGATTTATCATTATCTAAAACGGATACCACTGTCTTAATGTTTTTTTCTTTGAGTTTTTCTATCTGTTCGTCTGATATATGCCACCCTAATAAAGCAACAACATTTTTCAAATGCCCTTTCGTTTTAAGATTCAAACAATCAAGATAACCCTCACAAATAAACACTATGCTATCCTTCTCATATGTGCCACTTAGAGTATCCCTTTTTCTAAAACCCTCATTATAAAGATATTTTCGTTTCTGTTCTACATATCTATTTGTCGTTCTTGCTACATATCCTTTAAATATCCCATTGTCTAATATGGGGAATATAATTGGATATGCTATATTATAAGATACCCTGCAATCCGCTGTGTTTAAATCCTTCTTTGTAAATCCCCTATTATGCATATACTCATATGCCCTTTGTTCTTCTTCTTCCAAATCTCCATACCAATCCATTGTTTTCAAACCATAAAAATAATCGTCTGCTTCAATAATTGCTTGGTGATTGTTTATTTTTTTCTTTTTCTTATATTTCGCATTTATCTTTTTGATTTCCTTGCTATTCAGAATCCTTTCAAGATAAATGCAAACCTGTAAATCATTTAACTCTGGCTGTGCATTTTTAACAAAGTCATATGCATTACCATACAATCCACAACCAAAACAAAAGAATGTGCCATCAGAAAGATTTATTCTCATTGATGGGTTTATATCATCATGGAAAGGGCAAACTATGCTGAACTCAGACGTTGGAACATCATCATTTATTATTCCATAGAATACCAAGACTTTTAATAAATCTTTTCCTGTATATTTTCTTCTCATTTCTTAATTTCCGTTAACTTGATATAAGGCTTTCCTAATTCCACATCATAACAAGAATTTAATTGCTTTTTCTTTATCACTCCTGTTTGATATGCATTATCAAGTTTCGTTTCATTTACTACCTCTTGAACTTCTATAAATTTCTTAAACTCTTTTGGCTTTACTCCACAGGTTTTAAGATATTTAACAAGACCTTCCATATCACTAACAATGTATGTTTTATCTATGACTTCTTTCTGTTGTTCTTTTGTCAAGTTTTGTTTTAACTTATCAAGAAACCAAACAATTTTTCTTTTTCTAATTTTCTGTACTTTCAAATGTTTATGATTTGAATAATACATTTGTGTTTCATCAAGAGTCACATTAAAACTATCTGTTTCTTGTGTGGAATACATATAGTTTGAAATACTTAAGGACTCTTTTCTATTTACTTCGTCTAAATATTGTTTCGCTTCTTTCTCATTCTGCCTTGCTTCGTAAAGAAGTCTAACACTATTCTTCACACTTGTTGGAATTGATGTATCTATCATGAATATCTCTCCTTCCCTGTTTTGTTCTATTTCTTTTAATATAATTACGAATATCTTTAGGGAAAGAATTCGCTGTATCATTTTTGCTTACGATGAATAACAATTCATCAAAACCAATCTTGACCTCTGTTCCATAGAATGTTTGAACTTTTACAAGCTTTTGCTTTCTGTTGATACCTACAACTTTTGCAAACCTCAGCTTTCTATATACATTCTGGTCTTTCGCTTCTACATAGTGAATAAATGCGATTGTTGAACCAACCTGTAATACTTCATCATATACCCATTGCGGCTTCTCATATGAATATTTTTCCGCAATCTGTTTTAATGTTGTTACATAGATTCCTCTATACTTGTTTTCTGTCTCCTGCTCTTTTTCCTTTGTTTCCTCTTTTCCTTCCTCCCATGCTTCTTCATCATCCTGCGTTTCTTCTACTACTTCCGCAACTGCTTCAATTGCTTCTACAACATCTGCTTTTTCCTCTTCACCTTCTTTTTCTTCATTCTTGTAAAACTCTACAAGATTATTGATTAATTCCTGCTTTGTGAACTTATGTCCTTTATGCTCTAATTTAAGTCCTTTCTCTCTTGACAATGCTTTTAAATCCTTTACCTTAAAACCGCTTAAATCTTTCATTATACTGTTTGATACCATCATGTTTTTGCTCTCCTTTTCTTTTTGCTTGACTTAATTATACTACTTTTTGCTTTCTCTGTCAATACCTTTTTTAAAAAGTTTTTAATTTTTCAAAATCAACTAATTCACCGATTGTAACAAAAACATGGTGCTTTGTTTTCTTTCTCTCTTTAAGTTTTTTGTTGAGTCTTTCAATCTCATTTTCACAATACCGAATTGTTTCTGTATCTTCTGCAAATGTTGCACACTCCAAAAGACTTTCTAAATTTTTAATCTGTTCTTTAATTGCTTTCATTTTGTTTACCTCTCTTTTTTTGTTTATATCTTGTTCTCTCTGTTCTTGATTATATTATAACACAAATAAAACAAATGTCAATAGATATTTTAAAATTATTTAAACAAAAAAATAAAGCTTATATACTACATAAATTAATATATAATATATAAGCTTATAATATATAAATTATTTATTTAGTTATCTGTTCTGTTTTCTTTCATTGCTTTTGTTACATTTTTTACTAACTTAGAAATATAATCTGCATCTGCTGTCATACCATAATTTGTACACTGTTGCCATAATTCCTCATATAATTGTTTTGTTTGTTCTTCCCAGTCTTTATATCTCTGCATAGCAGACCGAACAAACTTCGGTAACACGTTGTCATTAACATCTGCTGTGGTATATCTACTCCAATCAGAAGGAATAATCTGTGGTAAATCAACTTGTTTCATTGGTATTATTTTATGATGCAAATTAATATATTTATGATGCAATTTTCTTTTGCCTGCTACCTCATTCATATATTGGTATTCTAACTTGCGTTTAAATCCCTGTAACCCTAAGAAACAAAAATAATCAGCTAATTGTTCATGCATACTCAAAGCCTTTTGCATATGTTCATCAAGTCTTAAATATATTTCTTCTGCACACTGTTCTTTTTCTCTCTCATTTGTTTTCTGCATGGAATAACTTTTGTTTTGTTTCGTTTCAACTGACCATGGCTGTTCATCCTGTCTGTTCATATCTTGTTGTCCATTATACATTTCATTCATTCAAAACACCTCCTAGATTGTTGGGAAATTGTATGCTGTTTTGTTTAATTCACAAGAAGAAACAACAAAAGTTCCGCTATCCGTTGCTACGTTTGTATGATATACTCTACGACTTCTTATTTGGTCTGCATGGACATTGTTTCCACATTTTGTTCTTAAAACATACTGTGTTGTTCCTGCTCCAAGTGTAATTGCTACTGTATCTGCACTAGATATTCCTGTCGGTAATCCTTGTGCAACACAAATACATACTTTTTGTTTATTCGCAAAAGTTTCCTGTGGTATGTTTAATATTAAAACACCATCTGTCAAAGTTACACTATTTGTTTTAACAAAATGTACACATCCTCCGCAACCATAACCATTGTTATTATATAAACTACATGACATAAATCTCAAACCCCTCTCTAACGCTCTACAAGCCGAAATAAGGACGGTATTTCTACCGCCCTACTTCTCACGCTCTAAGCGGATAAAATACTACCTAGCACCCACAGCAATTATTACAACCGTTGTTATAATGAGAATACATATGAGCACTCTCATAAGGTGAACAGGTCTGATAAGCTGGAATTGGTGTTGGTCTTAATGTGGAAATTAATGTTGCATTCTGTGCCTGCTGACTTAACTGGAAGTTAGCTGTTTGGAGTTCATCCCTTAATGATTGGATTTCATTCTGTGTCATTAATGCTCTTGTTGCATCACCATCCGCTTTGATAGCGTTAACAATATCACAAGTGTTACGAGCGTTTTCATAACGCACAGCATCAAGATTCCGATTAGTTGTACAGCAACAATCTGCTAACTGTGTGGCAAGTGCATTTGTGTTCTGCATACCTGCAACGGCTACATTATTAATCGCCTGCTGAGTACCATTAAACCCATTTAAGAGTGAAGTGTTCATGGCATAGAAACCATCACAAAGTCCACTCTCTAAGCCATTCAGTTTGTTAATAACCGCTTGGTTATCAAAACCTCTTTGAATGGCTGAATCTGTATATGCACTTGCTGTTCCATTCATGCCATTACCTCCCCAGTTTCCTCCCCAGTTACCGCCCCATGCAAGTAAGAAGAAAAGGAAGAATACCCAACTACCATTGCCATCAAACATACCTTCGTTGTCTCTGCCTAATGCTAAAGCATCGGCTACGCTTAATCCGCTACCATCCATACCCATAATAAGTACCTCCTGTATGATTTTTATTTATATAAACCACTATTGGTTCATACCTTATTTTCTAAATGCTGACTGCATTTGTTTCATTTGACTTTGAAACTGGTTGTAGGCATCGTCTAAACTGATACCCCTTTGTTTGCAAAGATTATTTGCTACCTGTTTCAATTCATTCTCTGACTTTCCTTGTGCCATTTGTTTCGCCCTTGCAAATAATGGGTTATTCCTAAACATCATTTCCAACTGGTTCATTTAAGACACCTCCTCCAAGTTCTTCAATTCTCTGTTTCATTGATTTAATAACATCTTCAAAATCTGTTCTCAAAACATACATATTATTTTGTTGTGCCTGTTGTTCCTGCATTTTGTTTTGATTATTCTCTAATACATATGTTTTTAATTCCGCTGTTCCGTCCAACATGATTTGTTTTGTGTAAATCTTTTTGTTTGCTACATCTGTAAAAACAAATAAACTACCATCCAAATCTATCATGCTTGCCTTTGCTTCGTCATAACTGGAAACAGGTCTACAATTAATCATTTGTTGTGGTTGATTAAATGCTTGCTGACCTCTCATATATCCGTTATACTGATTTGCATATTGCTGTTGGTCGTATGCATTTACTCTATCTTGATACATTTGCTGTTGGTAAGGACTCAACGGCTTTCCCATGCCATAACCACCATAAGGGTATGTCATTTCCACTCCCTCCCTTCCTTTTGTATGACTCCATTATACAACTATTATTGTAATAAAAGTATAAATAAAATGTATTCCTAGTACACAAAAAGGAGATACAAAAACGTATCTCCCTTATTTTACATAATATTTCCAATTTTAATCAATAGTTTTCTGTGCTTATTCTTGACATACGATTCTGACATGCCTAACACATCTGCAATGTATCCCAAAGACTTGCCTTGTTTATAATGCATTTCTATAATCTTTTTGTCTTCTTCACTTGCCATCAAGTTGTTTAACATTCTATCAAAATCCTCTACAGAATCTATTTGCTTTAATTTCTTTCGAGTCAAGGCATTTTCTTTGTTCATGCCACCACCCCTATTTCATAAACTTACCACAATTAGGGCAACGCTTTTGCCCCGTTGTGCTTTTACCTGTCTTTCTTCCACTACCTTCTCCGACTCTTCTTCTTGTTGTTGTTCTTGTCACCTTAACATATGCCTTAGCCATAGTTTATCCTCCTATTTCTTTTCATTATGAACTGCGTTGCCATTATACTGATTTCCGCTTACATCATTATCATTGTACTCTGCATTTGCATTTTCACCTTCTGTTCCAACCTCAATCTTTTCTGTTGTAGTTGTTTCAAACTGTGATTCATAATAAACAAAGCCAGAATACCCAACAACTGCTTCTGCAAACATTAAAACAATTAATAACATAATAATTTTATCTTTTATTTTGTTAGACCTTGCATATTCTTTCTGTACGTCCAACAATACTTTACTCACTGTTTTATCATCCATAAAACTCACCTCTAATCTACATACCTTCATAATTTGCATATCTTCTACATATAATCCTTAATAACCTTCCGATTGTGTTTTTCTCCATAAAATTATATAAATCCTTACTAATTGTTATTTCTGCTGTAACATCTTTCTTCGAGTCAGTCGTTATCCGATATGTAAAATATCGTTTAATTGTTACATTACCAAAATCATCGGGATTTACATAAGGTATTGGTAGAAGTGTATCTTCGTCTGAATCATAATATAAACATTCTATTGTAAATTCATCAACACTCTTTCCATATATTGACATAACCAACATATGCCGTTCCATTTGCATTTCTTGTAAAGTGTCTACTAGAACGGGTGTCATATTGTTGCCAAGCCTTCGGTGTTAACTTACTCATAGAACTTTTAAGCTCTCTTAAAGTTTGTTGTGCTTGATTTGCTATTGTTTGTAAACTTTTTGGAGAGCCACCCATAAAATCTTCTCTCAAATCTGTTACTGACACACCATCTGATGTATAGGAAGTAATCCCTAATAAAATTCCGTATTGTGCATCTGTTTTTGGAATATTTGGCTGGCCATCTACTAAATCAAGCAATTCTACTCTTATTCTTCTATCAGCCGCAACATACATTAATGCGATTGCTTTTGTTGTATTAACAGTTAAAGATATTTCCAAGTCCTGTTCATCGAGTATATACCAATACCCATTAATAAATGCCTTTCCCTCCTTAATAAAAAGACTCGTTCCGCTTGGATATGGTTTTAACCCTTGCACTGTTGTCTTGTCAATCGTTCCTGTTAATGTTTCCGAATCCTCAACATATATTCCATTCAGAATAAACAAACTTAAACAATCTGCAAAATCTTCGGCTTGATATGTTCTATCATATGCACCATCTTGTAACCTTGCATTAAAAAATCCACTTCTTTCTGCCATTTTGTTCTCCTTTCTCTTTTCTTTTATTATAATAGTATATTGTAATTTTGTCAAGTTTTATTTTATTCTTTTCCAAATAAAACAAGTAATATATGGCTGTAAATTATTATGAGCTACCCCTTTTCCTGTGCTTCCGATATTATTACCAACTGTTGCCCCACTATTAGAGCTATGACACGTTACATGAGTATTTCCACTATTATTTATTGTTATATTTGTACGTTTCGCATAGTTAGCATGTGTATGTTGTGGCAACTCACTGACAACCAGTGTATGAGTTTTTTCTCCACCTGTTTTTTCTGCTGTATTAAAATTACTGTCATTTTCATCGACTCCAACAAGCACCCTACCTTTAATTCGTTCCCATGTTCCACCCCACTTTTCATTAGGGTCAAAACTTGAATCCATTGTTTCATATACCGAGCCAACTGGATAAAACATGTTTAATAAATCAGAAATCTTTTTATCAATATACTTTATATTATTACTAATTTCCTCTACACTTGCACTTATTGTTCTTATGTCTTTTATTTCTATTTTATTTGCTTTTCCATATTCAAATGTTATATCATTTATTGTTTCATTATTTTGTAGCGTTGTAGTAACTTCTACAATTTGAGCATCTATTTCAATACCCAAATCCCTGTCTTGTATTGTCACCCAGTCTCCTAAATCATAATCTCTCATATAGACATATCTTTGATTATGCTCATTTACTGTTGCCGAATATTCGTCCATAACAGCATTTTCTTGAAACTTTTCATATGCTCTCTGTTCTATTAATTTGTCATATTCTTCATCAGTCAATATGGTATCATCTTCGCCTTCGCTCTGAATATCTCTTGCATCTATCCATAATTCTTCTCTGTTCCATGCACTCTTTTTGTTTTCTGAATCCTTTTGAATCTCATACCATTTTCTCTCTGCTCCTTCTCCCTCTCCTGCAATATAAGCCACATTCATATCGCTTTCAGAGTCATAGGAATAACTGGCTCTTTCTATATTTGACAATGATTTAGAAAATATAACTGTGTTTAATCCATTACCTCTTGTCCTATCCACTCCTGTTTTTATTAGCACTTCAAAACCTGCTACATTTGACAATCCCGAAAGATGTTCTCCATATACACTTGACAATTCAAATGTTTTATTTATTTTTGGTGCAATAACTATCCCTAATTTATATTGTTCAAAATAATCAGACATTTCCTCCCATAACTGACCGCCTGTTATTTGTTTTGTTATAAGTGTGTCCTCATACACTTTATTATCTTTCTGATAACTTATATTCATATCAACATAACGCTCTGTATTCTTCTCAAAACACCTTGTTATTAAATCTGTAACATATGCTATCAGCTCCGTATTTTTATAATCAAAAGTACCTGCAATTACTCTCTTGGAAAATAAAAATGGCATCAATCTTCCTTCAATTTTTATTGTCGAAGGATAATCTGCATCTTCTTCATTCTCTTTTGAAACTTTTTCAATTTTTCCAAATACATTATGCAAGGTATTCCAACTATCGCTTTTTGTTTTATCATTTGACATATACAATAAAACATAATATGTTTTTGTCTTGTCCAACAGAAACAAATTTTCATCAACATATCTTGCATTAATAGAAAAAGTTCCAATATCTCTAAATTTGTTGTTCCACTGTGCCATTTCATATTTTCGCAATGAACCAACTCTTCTTAAATTCTCATTAAATATCCACAACATAACTACATTGCTCCAATATTAAAATACTGATTGTCATAATATAAAGTAACTTCTAGCTGTCCTGTTGAGCTATCATCAACTTCATACATAACAATATTTTCACCTTTTTGCAACTGGAAGAAAACACTATCTAGTGTTATTTCTCCTATTAAGTCTTTTGTTTTCCCTTCGGAAGAATCATAATAATAAATGTCCTCTTCTCCATTATTTGTATTAATAACAATATAATCTTCCGTTTCAAAACTATCAACAACGACTGAATCAAACACCTTGATTTGTTCTCCTGTTGTGAGATTTCTTAGTGCTGGGTGTTTTACTTCTCCATTTATAACTTTCATTACTGCTACAAATCCTGCTTTTACATCCCCTGTATTTTCTATCGTTTTTGTTATCGACAACTCTTCCACACCAATTATTATACCAGTTTCTTGCGGAATTTCCAACGGAAAATGAAATCTTTTGTCAACATGCCTAAACTCTGATTTACTTCTCTCAACTTCAAAAAACATAGGGTTGTAACAAGTGAATTCTGCTGTAAATAAACATAACACCTCATTATTTTCACTTTCCTTTATAGAATACTTTATTGGTTCATTTAATCGACATTTTAAATAATAGTCTTCTACAATTATCTCATAATCATCATAAATATTTAAAAAACTATTCAATCTTGTTTTAAGATTTATTATGTCTTGCTCTTGCTCTTTGTAATAATTCTCCCATGTTGTTCCTATTGGCATTAATTTGTTTGATACTACATAACCAGTTAACTTCGGTTTTCGTATGCCAACAACTGTGCTAGATATTGTTTCGCCTATCTGAAATGGTATTCTATAAGATTCATTAGAAATGGACGGAGTATCCCAATCCATTTCATCAATAACAAATCCTGTTGAACCATCTTTATTTATTGTTATGTTTTCTTCTGTTCTTTTGTTTTCTATAACAATTTCATTTATCAAAATATCACCTCTTTCTAAATACCATATAACAATTCTTTTTTGGCTTTTTTCATTTGCCTTGAATACTCATATGGATTTGGCTTAGTGTTATAGAAATTAAATGTATCCCCTCCTCTATCTGCTTTATCTGTTCCCTGTTCTTTTGTTTTATCTACTTTTTCTCTCTGGTCGCTTGTTCTTTCAAATGTTGCATTATTCATTTCATTTAATTGTTCTAACATTTCCAGAATATCTGCCATGTCTTCTTTTATACTTCCAAGACCATCTAACATATTCTCAAATGTATTTTTCATTATTATAACAAAACTTTGCATACTTGTCAAGATTGATTCAGTAATTTTGCTAAATTCATTTTTATAAACCTCAAAAGAAACACCTACATTGATTTGTTTTGTATTAACATCTGACAACTTATCTAACTCTGTTTCTAATTGTTCATTTACCTTCGGCATTTCATTTTTAAATCCAACTCCAACTCCCTGTGCAATAAATCCTCCGATTTCTGCAAACACTCTTGATGGAGATTTTATCTTTAATGTCTTTTTAGCCGTTACTGTTATTTTATCAAATTCCTTCTGAACATACTTTAAAAAATCTGGATATTTTGACTTCATTCCTTTTTTCAAACCATCTACAATGTTCTGTCCAATTTGTTTTGATGTGTCTTTAACTCCAACACCTAATTTTTTTAAATCATTTTTATATGTCTGTTCTAATTTATCTAATTCATTTCCTGCATTATTTACTAATGCCTTAATCTGATTTATATATGTTGTTTTGTCTATTTCTCTAACCGCTTCTTTTGTTGCTAATTGTTGCTTTTCTTTCCACAGGCTGACATACTTATTCAGTTCTGTATCTGTCATGCTATTTAACAACTTAATGTCTGCTAAGGAATCCACACCTGCTTCCTGTAGTTCCTCAATAAGACCTGTTGCAACCCCTCTCTTTCTAAGAGACTCTAATGTATTCTCCCAATCTTTCAAACCACTAACTTGGCTCTGTAAATTGTCAAGTAAGCTTTGTTTTGTGTTTTTTGATTGGCTCTTAAACTTTTTAAACAATGATAACTGACTATTTATCTGCTCTGCTCTCGATGTTATCTCACTATCATACTCAGACATAACTTTCTGAATATCTTCATTTAATTTTGTTTGCACTTCCTTAACATTTTTTGCATATTCTTCGTCAAGTGCTTTTATTTTTTTGTTTCGTTGTTTCTTTGCATCGCTTAACTCTGCGCTTACTTTTTTATACCTTGCCGTTCCCTTCTTAGATTGTTTTAGCATCTTTGCCCAAAAATTTATTTCCAACTGCAAACTATATTTGTTGTGCTTCTTTAACTCATTTAATCTTTTATTTCCTGCACTAATGTACAACTTTGCTAACTGTTGTGCATTTTTCTTTGCGTTCTTCTTTTGTTTATTTACACCTTGTATAACACCCTTAACTATGTTCTGTCCGACTTGTTCATCAAACACTTTTGATGGCGAATGAATGCCTAATGCGGATTTTGCTCCATCAACTATTCCTTTGAAAAAGCTTCTCACTCTTGAAACAAAAGAACTTCTCATACTCTGGATACCGTTCCAAACACCGTTTACAATGTTTGCTCCAATGGAAACCATTTGCGAAGGTATTGACCTAGCTGTGTTTACAACACCACTCTTTAATTGATTTGCACCCTGTACACCTTTGCTGTGCATCTTAGATACCCAAGAAGTTAATTTATTAATAACATTTGACAAAGTTTGTTGTACTTTGCTAGGCAAACTCTTAATACCATTCACAACCCCATTGATAAAGCTTCGTCCTGCTTGAATTGCTTTTGTTTTCATGTTTACCGCCCATTTTGTTACATTCTGAATAGCTTTTGTTAAAAAATTTTGAACCTTGCTTGGTAACTGTGTAAACCACTGTATAATAGCTGTTATAAATGCACTACCTGCTTTCTGTGCTTTTTGACCCACCTGTGTTGAAAATTGTGTTATCCTCTGAATACCCTGTGTTAACCATATCCATATCTTTGACGGTAACTGACTAAACCATTTAATAATAGCCGCTATATACTGTGGTAATTGTACTGTTGCAAAATTATATATGCCTAATGCAAATTTAGCTATATAACCAATTCCAAGTCTTATCGCATAACCCAAATAATATGGTATCTGATTAAAAAATGTTATCATACTATTTATTGCATTTGGCAATATTACTGTTACAAAATTCATAAACGCTTCTGGTATTGTCACTGTGAAAAATTTAATGAAGCTGTCAACAATTCCTCCGACTAACTCAACAAAACTATTAAATGCTTCGGGAATTGTTTCTGTAAAAAATGTCACTACATTGTCTGCAAATCCTTGTATTGTTTCAACTGCTGAATCAATAAATTCTGGTAAAGTTTCTGTAAAAAATGCTCCAACTGTCTCAAATGCACTATTTACTACTTCTGGTATTTGTTCAAAGATTTCAGATATTGTTTCAAAAAATGTTTGAAACACTTCTGCTATGTCTTCCAGACCTAATGCACTCAATATGTTTGCTCCGAGTTCTCCAACTAACGACAATATGTTACTTGCCAATCCTGTTATCCCTGTCAGCAATCCGCTGAATATTGTTCCGATTCCTTTTGTAAACAAATCTACATCACCATTAATAATTCCAACGGCTGTTTGCACAATTCCCTCAATAATCGTCATGACAGATTCTATTACTGTCGCCACCCCTTGAAAAGCATTTGTAAATAAAGGTGCTATTACATTACAGAACCCTACCCACAACGACTTGAGGACATTAATTACTCCCGAAAAATCTACATTCAAATTTAATAATGTTTCTTTTATACTGTTTATCGACTCACCTATTTTTGTTTTGACTTCATCAAATACAGAAACTATTTTATTTCTAAATGTTTCATTTGTTTTCCACAATGTAACAAAAGCCGCAACCAACACTCCAATAACTGCAACAACTGAAAGAACAGGAACTAGCATCCCACTGAATCCTGCCATAAGGCTTGATATGATTGCAGGAATACCACCCATCTGCATTGCCAAACCTGCATAGCCTGCTCTCACAAGGTCGATTGATGTTTTTATTGTTTGTAATGTTGTTCCAAATGTTTTGAAAGCTGTTACTGCCATCGAAACAAATTTAAACAATTTACTCATGATAAGCATAACTGGCCCGATAGCCGCCACAACCAATCCAATCTTGACAATCATATCTTGTTGTGCATCTGTCAAATTATTAAATTTTGTTACTAACACATTAATACCATCTGCTAACTTTCTGATATATGGTGTCAATCTTTGACCTATTACAATGCCTGCTCCCTCTAAAGCAGATTGTAATAATGTTAAAGAGCCTTTTAAATTATCCAACTGTGTTTCTGCTTGTTGTGCCGCTGAACCTGTTGCACCCTTCAACCCTGTTTTAAATTTATCTACTGTTTCTGTTGTTGCCGCTGTCATTTTGTTGAAAGCGTTCATACCATATGTTGTAAATATTTGATTTTTTGTTGCATTTGCTTCTTCATCAGACATACCTACAAATGCTTTTGATAATTCATCCACAATATCATTAAAATCTCTAGCTTTTCCCAAACCATCATATGCAGATATTCCCAATTCATCTAATGCCTTTTTTGCCTTTGATGTTGGAGTATAAATATCTGCCATTGCCCTAGCTAACATTGTAGATGCTTCTCCACCTGTTATGTTTTGTTCAGCTAATCTTAACAAACTTAATGTTGTGCTGTCAACACTTTGTTTATAATTGTTTGCTGTAGCCGAAACACCAGATAAGGCTTCTCCTAATCCTCTAACATCGGTATTAGCTAATGTTGCTCCTTTTGCCATTAAGTCTGCATACTTTTGAGCATTATCCATCGAATCTCCGAAACCCTTTACAGATGCCGTTACATATGTTGCCGCACTATCAAGACTCATTGCTCCTGCCGATGCCAAACTCAAAACCGTTGGAATTGCCTTGATAGATTCATCTGCTGATAAACCTGCTTGTGCTAATATATTTAATCCTTCTGCGGCTTCACTAGCTGTATACTTTGTTGTAGCACCCATGTTCAAAGCCGTCTTTTGTAAGTTCTCAAAATCTTTATTTCCATTTTTAATTTGTTCAGTCGTGATTCCCATTGTTGCCGCGACCTGTGACATAGCACTCTCAAATTTAGTTGCTACACCAACCGAAACCGCCCCAACACCAACAAGAGGGAGAGTCAAACCTTTTGTTAACCCTCCCCCTACTGTGGAAAATGCACTGCTCAAACCTTTTAACTTTTGTTCCGTTGTTGCTCCGCTTGCTTGAAACACCTTTAAATCACTAATTGCAGACTTAAATCCACTTTTGAATTTACTTGTATCAAGCTCAAGAAAAGCAACCACTGAACCCATGTTCAAAGCCATGCTTATTCCTCCTATATGTCTTTGTAAAAATCAGAAAAGTTTGTATAGCTTTTCTCTTTTTCTTTTCCACTATCTAGTGTTATCCAGTGCGGAGTCTCTTTATTTTTAATCCGCATTAAAACATTAATACAAGCTTCATTAAAACAATATGCTGTGTATTCATCTTTGATAGACATTACCTCACTTGGCAAACAACCAAATTCTTTTGAAATCGCAATTACATTTTCGACATTTCTAGTCTTCACGAAAATTTTCTAAATTCTTTACCCCTGTCTGTGTGTAATTAAAAATAAACAACATTTGCTCATCAGTCAACTGAATACCTGCTTCTTTGATTTCCTTATATGTTGGTTGCACGAATACCTCTCCTGCTATTGTATCAATAACGGAAAAGATTTCCTTTAACATATTATCATCAGAAGCATTTACCGCTGTACCATCATTCATAAACAGCTCATTTGTTTTAACTAATAATTCGTTCGGAATTTTCCCATTTTTAGCCATTGCTAAAAGTGATGGTCTTTTAAGTTTTGCAACAAAAGGCTGTGTCGATGCAAACGGTGGTAAAGTGACTACCTCGCCTTGTGCATATTGTTTTAATTCTTCAATACTTGTTATCGCTAACTGTTCTCTATTTACTTCTACTGCCATTCTCTCTTACTCCCTTAATCTAATTTTGAAACTTCTGTTGAACTCCTACCGCTCATAACAATAGGGGAATTTTGTTCAGCACTTCTTGTACCTGTATCAGATGCCGTTGCAAACCCTGTTGGTAATTCATCCACATAACTAATCTTATATGGTGCCTGGCCTTTCTTTGGTGCTGAATTGATTGTATATTCTGGTAATCTAAATACATCGTCCTCACTGTTCAAAACAACTGGTGTTCCTTGACAATTCGGGTAAGTAATTAATTCATACTTAACGATTTGTCCAGAACTATCATAAACAGCAGAATAACAATCTAAATCAAATACTTCTCCTTTATCTGTACTGCCTGCG